ACCGTCATCTGTTTGCAGGTTATGGTTTATGGTCGGCTTAAAGGGTATCCATATGGGGACTGTTTCGCCCATAGAGTTCGTATTTGTTTTTAGGGGCTTTAAAAATATTATCCTATGCCGAAGCTTTGAAAATTGCATTTAAAACTCCGCCTTCCTGTATGGGTTTAGCAATGTATATACCACATCAGGCATACCTTCCTTTGTACCTTCGCGGTTTTCAAAAAAGTAGCCTATAATAATTAACATTGCCTGCTTTATAGCCAAAGGCAATTCCCCAGGCATTTCTTCTATTCGCAGGTAGTTTATGACCATTTCGGACGATAAAAGGATGAGCACATTTAAGTACCCATCCTCACTGTTATCATCAAGCCTTAAAAAATCTTTTGCTTCATTTACTGTTAAAGGCAGACTCATAGCACCTCACCTTAACCTTCATATCTCGGCTGTGTTTGAATGGCAATAATGCTGCCTGTTACAGTTGATGCATCTGCGGCAGTTGTATTGATTGCAACTCTATCGTATTCTCCCTTTGCAAGCATTGGTGCGGTTACTGTAATAACCGCATACTTACTCTCACCCTCAATGCCGCCTATGCCAAATGTTGCGGTTTCTAAAGTCTCATATTCACTATCGCCCTTTTCCATATACATAAATGGAATTGCAGCGGCAGTACCGTCGGCTCCCGCTTTTGCTTCAAGGGTTATAGTGATATCGGCTGCTGTACCCTCGCCACTTTCAATTAAGAAAGTAACTTGCTTATAATTTGTAAGTTCTAAAAATGTGTCGGAAATAGCGGATGCAAATATTGCACCTGCTACTGCTATTTGTGATATTTTACCTAACTGATTAATATTCATTTTTTCTCCTCCTTATCTGCTTTCCAAAGCCACAAAAGGTGACAATGAATTAGAGCCTTTATACGGTGTAACGGGTTTATTCCAAATCGGCTGTCCGTCTACACGATATATAAATCTGAACACACTCTCGTCATAAAGGAATCGAACATGTATAGAGCTTGCCACGTTCATTCCACCCTTGTCTATCAAAAGATACTGACCAAAATCACCAAGAATAATGTCCCCTGTAGTTCCAGCCTCACTGCATTGCTCAAGTGGCATTACTGGTCTACCGAATAATGTGGCATATGGTGTGTTTGCAATTCCGCCCGCAGGAAGATATACTGGAGTATCCCCAAGCTTAAGTGTATATAAAAGAGGCTCTATCTCCTGATTTATGTACCAGACTGCAGTTGACCTACTTCTGCCCCAGCACCTTGCCCACATATTCACAAGGTTTTGAACCGTAAGCTTTTCTGTTTGACCGCTATCCTTTGACACCTTAACAAGCGCACTCGAACTTAGAACTCCGAGTGGTTGCCCTGCTCCGTTACCGTTAAGTATGGAATCATCCATCTTAAAGCCGAACTCTTCTGCAAACCCCTGTGAGATAACACTCTGCAGAGCTGCCGCATCCTGCAACAGTTCATCTGTTGCAAAACATAGCCCTGTCAATTTTTTAAGCGATAAATCCATTGTTCTAAACTTAGGCTTTGAACCTGTCAGCAGATCCGCTTCGTTCTCCCAATAAGTCTGAATACCGCCCCATCTTGCACCGTTGGAACGTGTCGAATCGTCTAATGCATTGATTTTAAGTCCATTAGCATTAGTAGAAATCGGTATTTTCTTACACTTGGGTGCAAGGATTCCAGTTTCATAGGCCTTCTTTAAAAGCTCACCTGCAAAATCCGTCTGTACCAAGAACCCACCATCTGAGGGAACGCTCTCATTTGCTCCGCTTGCAGCATTTGCAAGGAGTCGCTCATCCAAAATAGGTCTGTTGGGCTGCGACGCGTTATATACTGCCATAAGCTGATCCCCAAAGTTTGTGAATTTTTGAGTATCTGTATGTGCAGGCTTGTCGGTATGGTTTACGGGAACATCAATGGGAGCAGAGTCCTCAATTATCTCAGCCATTTCTTTTATCGTTTCATCCCAACTTGATATTTTAGCCTTAAGCTCTGTAAGAGTGGACTTTTCCTCGTCCGTAAGCGGTCTGCTGTCCTTGCCTGCACTATCGAGCAGTGCTTTCGCCTGATTCTTTAGCTCGTTTCTTTTGCCCATCATTGCAAGTAATTTCTTATTCATAATGTTTTCCTCCTTCACCTGTTAGGTGTTAAATAATTTCAAATTCTATTTTTAAGTTTTCTATTTCCTCCAAGAAGGATTTATCATTGTCGATAGGTTCCTCCTCGATAGGTTCTATGACAGGTGATTCCTCCTCAGGTTCTTCTGCTTGTGGTTGCTCCTCCTGCATTTTTGGCAGTTTTGCAAGCAACGAATTAAACACTGTTCTTCTGCCAAATAAATAAGAGTCCAAAACGTTACCCATCTCAGGCTCTTTTTCCGTGTATAATATTTTATCTGCAAACCCAAGTTCAACGGCTTTTCTGGCATTCATCCAGGTTTCATCCGTCATTAACCGTGATAGTTTCGCCCTCGAAAGTCCTGTTTTCAGTGCATATGCATTGATTATACTCTCCTTACACTCTCTCAAAACGTCTATGCACTGCTGAAAAACATCTTCGTTTCCCCCAGCAAAAGTCATAGGATCATGAATCATAAGCATGCTAGTCGGTGCCATATATACAAAATCTCCTGCCATTGCTATAACACTTGCGGCACTTGCTGCAATACCGTCAACTTTAACGGTGACCTGCCCTTTATGTTCCTTAAGTGCTGTGTATATCTGACTACCTGCCACCACATCGCCGCCAGGGCTGTTAATCCATACCGTTATATCTTTCCCTGTGCAATTTGCAAGCTCACCCATAAACATCTTTGGAGTAACCTCGTCTCCCCACCAACTCTCCGATGCAATCTCGCCATCCAACCTAAGTACGTTTTCACCGTCCTCCGATTCAATAAAGTTCCAAAATTTACGCATTGTTACCCTCACCTCCATTTTGCGTTTTTGCTGCACTAATCATATTTCCGTTAACCAAATACAAATCGCCTCCCTGTTCATCGGGTATCGGATTCAAATCTTCTAGCTCTCTTATGTCATTCGCCGAATACCATCCGTTTTGTCTACCTACCGCATAACCACTCATGCGTGCCGCAAAGTCGCCCCTTAAAAGACCGTCAACGTTAAATTTTGCAAAGTATCCATCTCTTTCATATTCGTCTAGCAGACACAGATTAACCGCTTGTTCTAACCGAACAAGCCACGGTCTTAATGTATGCACCACATAGTCTATACTTTGATGCTCAATGTTGCTGAACGTTGAACGGGTAAGGTCGCCAACCAAATGGGGTGGAACACGAAATATCCTGCAAATTTCATTTAGCTGAAACTGCCTTGTTTCAAGGAACTGTGCATCCTTTTGTGGCATACCAATGTCATGATACTTCATCCCTTCTTCGAGGACTGCAATCTTATGGGCGTTGTTCGCTCCCTTATATACAGTTTCCCAAGACTCACGCACCTTGCTTGGGTCTTTTACTGTGCCGGGATGCTCCAAAACTCCGCCCGGTCTTGCACCATTGGCAAAGAACTTATTACCATATATCTCAGTTGCCTTTGCAAGACCTATCGCCTCACGTGCCACCGCAATAGGTGAAAGGCCTGTAATGCCGTCATAACCTATACCGCCAATATGTAAAACCTGATCTTTTCTTAATGTATACGTTTCACCTTTATCGTTGGTATAGTTATATATTCTCTCATTACTTTGATTTTTTGTTACAAACATTCGAGATGATAGTAGTGGATACAGGCTTGCAATACGACCGTTCCTGTCACGAATAATCTGTGCATAGCCATTTCCCCAAAGCAGAAGATTTGTCATCATTGCCTCTTTAAATGCAAAGGCGGTCATTTCCTCATTGGGACTGTCATGGATAAGATAATATAGCCGATGATCAGTTGCCTTTTCTTTTCCACGCTCAAGCCGTCTATATAGCGCAAAAGGTAGGCTTGCAATATCCTCAGCAATTACTCTCACGCATGCAAACACGCCACTTACCGTCATAGAGTTATGCTCATTTATATATACACCGGATAGTGCTGGACTTCCCACGTCAGTTCCTTTTATAAAATCATCTAAAGCTGATGGTTCTGACATATTTCTTATCTTTTTAAACCATTTCAATTTTTCACCTCCAGTCTGCAAATGGGCAAAACAAAAGCACCTATTTTAAACTGTATATAACAGTTGTAATAAGGTGCTAGATGTTATTTAGTATATTTTTTATACAGTCTTGCTCTTTTTGTTAAGATATGCATCTGAAATTGTTGCTATAGGGCATATTGTACACCATGTTCTCGGTTTATATATTAATGCTAATATAACGCCCAATACTGTTGTTGTCATCATCATAGAATAAAACCTGTAAGCAAAATGTGTAATCCACGGTGCAATTCCTGACAACTCAACAAACTGTGGCATAGCAACTTTAATCGGAACTACAATCAAAAACCTTAGATAATCCATAGGTGGCATTGAAAGAGTTGCAACCTTAACGGTTGAAATTGTTATAAACAACAGACTAATCATGAAATACCCAAGTACAATCCATTTCATCCGACCTTGTATAAAGAACTTCGGCGTTTTATATGAACAGCTTTTAGTTATCTTTCCACAGCTGGAAAAGAGCGATGCACGAGGGCATAGGCTTTGACACCACGTTTTTTTATTATCCTTAAATAGCAAAATTAGCGGAACCGTCATACAAACCAAACCCAATATTGCAAAATGTATATTTACAAACCCCAATGCGAAATATGCTAAAGTTATAATAAGCAGATACTTTATATATGTTTTCATTGGCTTCCTCCTCTCATTTAAATTTAATCGTTATATTATAATTATATGGTTATGTAGTATTTATGTTCTGTGATAAAATCACAGTTATGCTATAATTCTAGATAACCAACAAACCTCTCCCATCATAAACACTACCTCTTTGTCCTTCATTCCTAACAGCTCTATCAAGAGCCATAATGCTTGCAACGGCTCCGTCAATACGTTCTGTGGAGTGCTTTTTAGATGGTTTTATGTTTTCGGCTGGATCAGTTTCAACATGAACATTATCGAAGTTCCAACGGAGAACTGGATGAAGATTATGGATAATATCTTTTTTTAATACCAAAGTAAATATCTGCTTCGTTGCAGGTGACATATCTTTAAAACCTTGACCAAACGGTATCATTGTTATCCCTTCATCTTGCAGATTAAGTATTATTTGCGTTGCATTATATCGGTCATAGGCTATTTCCTTTATAACAAACTCACTTGCTATTTCCTTAATATCCGCTTCGATTCTGCGGTAATCAACCACATTTCCGCTTGTTGTTCTAACAAAACCCTGCTTTTCCCAAACATCATAAGGCACATGATCCCTATTTACCCTTTGCTTTAGATTATCCTCTGGAATCCAAAAGTATGGAACTACAATATACTTTTCCCTTTCGTTTCTTGGTGAGAAAACAAGCACAAATGCTGTCAAGTCAAGAGTGGTTGATAGATCAAGTCCGGCGTAGCATTCTCTGCCACGGAGTAAACTTATATCTACCATATCATCACACGCATCCCATTTATCCATCGGCATCCAACGCAGGGTCTGCTTAACCCATTGATTGAGTCTGAGTTGTCGAAACAGGTTCTCTTCGGCAGGGTTTTCCTTTGCAGAGTTACAAGCCGCCCTTACCTTTTCAATATCAACCGTATGACCAAGTGACGGATTTGCTATATGCCAATTTGCCTCTTCCATCCAATCTGCATCATATGGGATGCCGTATATAACGGGGTAAAAGGTAGCATCAGTTTTTCTACCTTCTAAAATATCCAATGCCTTTTGATGCACCTCCCAGCAGATACTATTTCTGTCTGTCCCTGCTGTGGTAATGAGGAAAAACAGTGGCTGAGTTCGTGCATCACCTGAACCTTTTGTCATAACATCATATAAATCACGGTTCGGTTGGGCATGAAGCTCGTCGAATATAACGCCATGAACATTCAATCCATGTTTTGTGTTATGAGTTACAATTCCGTTTGTTACATGAGTATGGATTCCCTCTATTTCCAGAGAAAGTGTTTCAGTTGGAGGCAAAATATTTATTTCCGTTATCCTATCTGCACAATGTCCATTAAAATCATTTGTAAAATCCTTGTCTGCTTTTTCTTCCAATAATCGCTTTTTGTTTTTATGGACTATATATTGAGATAAAATCGAATCCAAATTTCTAAGTTGCATAGTTCCCGATACTACAAGATTATTTTTATTTAAGCTTGCATTTATCCCAAGCCTTGCAAGCAGAATTTGACATCCTTCAAGCAATTCACGGCTCTCGCTATACCATTTAACACAATGGGTACTTGTGGGGACACACCCATCTGTATCCAAATAACCTGCTAAAAAAGCTAACCAAACTGCACTGCCACCATTAAAAATAATTTGAGGAACCTTTTTAGTTCTTGCCCTTGATTCCTGTGTGAAATGCTTGCGTATCCATTCTCTCCCTGGACTTTTACGCCTTTTCCCAACTCCAACGATGCTATGTTCATGGGGATATGTATGTAGTGTGTTGTTCTGTTTTTGCCTAGTTGAATGCTGTGATTTCAAGTCGCTTCCAATTGAGCACATAAATAATTTCATTCGTTTTACAATATCATCATCAGTATTTATAAAACGGAATCGGCCACACTCACCATCTCCCGCCCATGCTCCGAGTGCCCATGCCTCTAGTATTTCAGCTTTTGTGCAGTCTTTATCCCCCTTCCAACCCAACGCAATCCTAACTCTGTCGTTAATTCTAAGCTCTTTTGCCCTCGACCACAAATATTCATGGGTCATATCAACGTTTCTTAAGCCTCTCTTCATAGTTAAAAACTTATGATTCTCTGTAACTTTAATTTTACGCCCTCTATGTGTTATAATCTCATATATAGGACTTGGTTGCTGTTTTTGAATGGAATTTATTTTTGCAAAAGCTAATGCATTTTTGTCCCAACCAAGAATTATATCACCAGGTTTAGCTTCATCGACCCTTTTTCTACTGCCATCAACATATTCAATTATTGTCTTCGGATCTAAGCAAAACGCCTCACTTGACAGTACTTGATAGTAACTATTTGTTGGTTTATATATAAGTCTTTTTATAGACATAATAGGTTTAATTCTTTTCTTGAGTGCCGGACATTGCTCCACCATCTCAACTGCAACATCAAAAACGATACTAGCTTGTTGCCTATCTGATGCACAGCCGTAAACCTCTGCACCCCATTCCTTGTCAGCACAGGTTAGATACAATGCAACAGCGGCAGCAAGCTCTGACTTACCTTGTTTTTTTGGAATTTCTACATACGCTGTATTATATTTACGAAATCCGTTATCCTTTATTGTACCAAACACATCCTGTATAATTTTATCCTGCCAAGGAAGAAGGTCGAAGGGGACACCACGCCATTTCCCCTTTGTGTGTTTTAGAGAATTTATAAAGTTAATAGTTCTTATTGCCTTTTCCTCATTATACATAACCTCCCCTCGCTGACTCTAAATTATAAATCGTGCCCACTTAAAAGATATTCCATCATATCATCGTCCGTAGCATCGTTGCTTCCGCTTATTACCCTGCTTCTAGAAGATGGGGTCAACCCAAACTGCTCACACAGCCTAGCCATATCCTTAAAGTATTTATGAGATTCACTGGCCTGTGGAACAGAGGCCCATGAACCGTTGCTTGTTTTATATATCATCCCGTGCTTTGTTATAAATTCCTCAGCTGATTTCCATCTGGAATATGACTGACAATATGCTGCAAATGCAGCCATATCAAGTTCCGTAAGTACCCCCAAACTTTCTAACTGTTTTGAAAGCCTCCGCCATTCTTTTTTAGCATCATCATCCAGCCACTTAGGACATGCAGGTGCTTTATTTATCGGCTTTGGCTCGTTTACGTTGAGGGGACGCTTTCCAGGATTGCCTTCAAGAACTTTTAATGCAGTAGGTTTCGGTTTTCTGCCTCGCTGTGCCATAATAAATCACCCGACGGGTGTCACCTCCATTTTATTGCAAAGAAAAAAGAGCCTCAAGTGAAGCTCTCAATTTTCTTATTGTCTATATATTTAGCCGACTCTTCTATATCCAAACCCATCTTTTTTGAAGTAGCTGTATCCGAGTTCCGAGCAGTCAGGGTATGTTGCATTATAACAAAAA